GCTGCGTTTATAGTGGCTTGAGAGTCCCGCATCATCTTGGGTACGCCAATTCCCCATAACTGATGAGGTGTTCTTTCGTAAGGGAATAAGTGATACGGAGTTGACTGTGCGCTAATAGGGTTCAGTCGTGCACGAATTACTTCGTTATCTGAGAACCATATATTTGCTTCGTATTCTACTTCTGGATCTTTAACTTCTAAGCCAGCAGTGATCAAGTCATGACCATCTACCAAGCCCCAAAATTCTAGAACCTCATATCGGTCTGAGTTGTAGGATAAGTTGTGTCCCGCAATCTGTCTGCGCTCTAACTCATGATGCAATTCCAGATGATTGCCTTCTGGATTCCTAGAAATGGTATTGGTAATAGCTTCCGAAATAAATCCTTCTGTAGTTTTTAACTTTCGGAATTGGTGCTTAGTCATTACATGGCGGTGAAAAATACCTGAGAAGGCATCCAGCGCTTTTGAATGTGGGTCTGGGTACAAATCAAATATTGAAACGTGTTCTACATTTGGCTTGGGAGTTTCCTTGGATGTAGTTACCCAGTTACCCTTCTTGTCCTGAGTCCATCTTTGATCTTTGTCCATCCGAACAGTTGCGCCTTTAATCGCACCCGTACCAACAATACAAGCTTCCATGATGGACGACTTGTAAACTGACTCGTACTTTGCTTCAAGCAACTGATCTTTAATTTTTTCCTGCATCCGTACACTTCGTACTTTAGCTTCTTTCTTTAAGTCTTCTTTCATCCCATCAAGAATTTCCTTGACGCGAGCTTCGACTAAATCTGCTGGAACTTCTTGTATTGGAGTTCCTTGCTGTTCCATCTGTTGCATTAACTGCATTACTTCCATGATAGCTGTCTGCTTCATTTCAGTTTCAGTTGGCCCATCAAATAAATCTGGGATAGGTGTAGGGTTGATGCTCCATGGATGGTCACTGCCATTAGGAAACAGTAGATCGATGATGCGACCATACGCAGCCATGGTTTTTTCACGGGTAAGACGGACATAAATCTGTGAACGATTAGGATCACTGTCCAATGCAGCTTGTGTTGTGCTGTCATAAAGCGCTGAGAAGGCACGAAGATCTTCAATCCAGTCTTTTTCTATGTCACTACGAGCCTGACTCCACTCATCAAATCGTATCTTTAGCTTACCAACTAAGTTTCGGGCGACAGGATGCTCTTCTTTCTGCTCTTGCGGTTCACTATTGTCGTTTTGCATTAGCATTTAATAACCCACACCCGCTTGAGCGGCTTTATATTGTCTTAAATTCACGATTGTATTGGCATAACTACGCGGCATTCTTCTATACATCTCCGCTGCAATGGCATAGGACATAACTCTGTCATCAAAGTACCCTGCTCTGGCGTTAGTTGAGCCATTAGCAGCTACAATGTACGTTTCCATTTCACTAACAGTGTTCTCACATACAATTCCACTGTCCTCATCTCTAACAAGGCTAGCTAAGTTGTCTATGATTAAAGGCTTAGATCTACTTGTAGTTAACCAGCCCAGTTTCTTGAACTGCTTTCCATCATATTCACGCTCAAGTTCTTCTTGAATGTAGATATTGGGATAGCCTTTGTTTTTTAAGATGGTTAGTGTCGTAAGTCCGTGGTTGTTTCTCTCTACACCCATGAAAGCTTTGCGGTATAACATGCCTAAAGCGTGTAACAGCTCTCCAAAATGATCAGGAGAAATCTTTCCATGCCATTGCGCCACTTGGTTGCCGTTCTCGTCCAGCACATCAGCGCAAGAGAAGTCTCCTTTTTCGAGGCCTTCAGCAACGTCAGCTCCAATCACATAACGTTTGTTAGTTTTAGGTAGATCCCAGACTTTAAGGCAGCCATCTTTCTTTTCTATCAGCTCGCCCGTATTAATATTAATGTCAGCCACAATCTTCGGTGAGTAACACTCATCTTTAGCAGCCATCAACCAAGTCGCAGGGAATACAGTTCGACCTGAAGAGATGAATGCTTCGTTGGCAGTCATCGGATATTCTTGACGGAATAGATCTTCGGAACGTAACTCGTAAATCTTGTTCCTACGCCAGAACATTTGTTCGTTTGTTAAGTCGTAGGTTTTTTGTATTTGTATTTCATCAGAGGTTAGCTCTAATGATTGAGGAGCCATCATCTTGTACTCTGGCTGCCAGTACCAAGGCACAAATATTAATCTGTACTGGCCTTCGCCACGCTGAGCAGTCTGAACCATGTCGTAGAAGACACCACCTACTCCATTAGCTGTGGACTCAAGGATTACCTCAGTGTCATTCTCTAAAGGCACTGCTTGTAAAATACCAGCCAAGTGTTCCTCGCCATTAGGCCAGAATCCCACTTCACTTCCGTGGAAGTACTGAAGTGTTTGTGATCGACCTACAGCTTTGTTACCAGCAGTACCCACCTTGTAACCTGAGTCCAACTTATCGAACACTAATTCTTTAGCGTTTGAACTAGAGACTGATGGCCTAAATGGATTGCCCTCATGGTAACGTCTAACCATGTCGAATAAGTTTGAAGTGGCTTCATGCTCATGTGTAAGTATGAACGCCCTCTTACCTTTACTCTGACTTACCTTGTGGTAAAGTCGGGCCTCAGCGTAGGTGCTACACCCTTGCTGGCGACCTTTTAATATCAGCACTCTTACTCGACCAATCTCAGACTTCTGCTCTTCAATCTTTTGGTGAATGTACATCTGAGCTTTGTTTAACTTAAAGCGTTCTTCTTGACCGCTCTTAGCTCTAATGTTTAAACACGCAGCAGCAAAGTAAGGGAAGTTTGTTTTGATGGCACGAAGCTTTTTTTGCTCAGTAGGTGTCATCTAATTAATGATCATCTTCTTTATCAATAAGCAGATCGTGCTCATCTAACAACTCAATATGATCTTCTTCGTACTGCATATCATCAAAGAGGTAGCTATCTTCTTCGTGTTCGATAACGTCATCGTCAAGATCAGGAAGCTCGGCAATCACACTCTCAATTGAAAGGGTCGCATCAATTTCTTTTTTGTCTGTGAACATTGCAAGGTGTCGGCCAAGTTGAGTCCAAGCAGTTACCCTCGATCCGGGGGAACCATTGCTTTCATCTTTAGCTTCTTTTAATAAGCCTGTGATAATCTCAGCTTCAGTTACTTTCAATTTCTGTCTCGATATAGCTTGCCGTCTATCAATAGCTCTAATCACATTAGGATTAGCCATGATGCTCTTGGCTTTTGTTGTCTTGCCGTATCCTGCGTATTCTTTGGCCGCCTTAAAATCTAAAGTGGCACAGTAAGCTTCTACGAAAAGATTCTGTTTTGGCGTAACAAGATCACCTGTTAACGCATTGATCGTTCCACCCCACCTCTTATGAGCTGTCTCAATCCCAATCTCTTGGCTTCTTCGACTACGTGCAGCCTTTACCCGCTTCTCATAATCTGAGCGAGCCTTATACTTTTGATCGACAACATCCTGCTTAGCGCGGAACTTTTTATTTTCCTCGGTCTGCTTAGCGTTGTTAAAGATTGATTTTTTCTGAGGTGGGTTAATGTCTTCTGACATGATGTAACCCTTATGAAGTAAGCCTATCAGGGGAATGACGGCTTTATAGGAATGAAATACGATTACACTTAATTGTCTTCACTCCCAAGTTATCCACATTTTTAACATTCATTGTGCACACCGTCAAGCATTTATCCACAAATATGTTCAAATAAGGCACGCTGTTCTTATTGATTTATATCGTTATTTTATTGCACCTGTGTATAAGTGTGCATATTATCCACAACCATATTCCCCTACCTAGTCCCCCTATGGCACCACCTAGTCCCAGACAGACACTAGGGGTAGTCCCACACAGACACTTACCTAGTCCCACCGTGGGTCTCTAACATACAAGTAAAAATACAAATATAAACAGGGGGTGATAAATCCTTATCTAGGTGTGATCTATTTCCCCACAAATATAAAAAATTTTTTTGCAATATCCAACTGAGGAATACTGGACTTGTATAAGGGCGGGTTCCTACAGACAGAGTATTAGCGGCTAAGGCTTCGAGAATGGCTGTCTAAGCAACGATTGATGTTAGGGGTAGGCCAACGTATAGGTTTAGATATTATGTGCGTTAGGAGAACTTCTAAGAGGCGTTTTAAAAAACGTTTTAAATTTTTAGAGGGTGTTTCTATATATAGGGTGGCCCACTCTTACAAAGACGGGCACACGCCCCATACCCCACACGATTTGAGATTTTGCCTGTGGATTATGTTGGCTGGATTTAATGTCGGGTTGAACCTGAGCTAGGCACATCCAAGGGCATTACGACTCAAAAAATAATAGTTGATATCATAGTTGCATGTTCTGGACAAACCAAGGGCATTAAACCATTAACTAGGAATTATTATTATGACTACTTCAAATGAGAAAAACAAAGTTGCACTATACGAGCAAGTCGCCACAGGCCAGAAGTATATTGATGAATTAAAAATTGTCATTAAAACTACAGGGTCGGAAATTTTCGACACTATGGCCACCATGCTTTTAGGCTTTTGTACGAATAAGAACTTGTTAACCACCTCAGATATCGACATGTTAACGCATGCGATACAGGTACAATACAAGGTCTCGTTCGGTACGAAATCAGAAGCGAAAGGTAACTTAGGAATGGAAAATGCTAGTCAGATTGCAAGAGACTGGGCCACCATTGCTAAGGGCTGCATCATTGCGGGAGCAAATGACTTTGACGAATGGACTCACACCCCTTCTGAAATGAATTACCGCTGTGATCTATTCAGGAGCTATAAAACTCTTGGAGAGGACGAAACCGACCACTTGATTGCAAGTGATGAAAGTCACAAAGTTGGAACCAAGGGTGGCGTACGAGGTACTTTGGCAAAGATTACAGATCTCGAAATTAGAGAGGAACTAATCAAGGCCAAATTATTACCTGCCGTAAAGCCTTTACCAGAAGGGTTAATCATGGTGTCTGAGCAGGAGCATATTATGCTCGATGTGATAAGGACGTATCTTGATGGATCCTCTGAGAAAGATATTGCAGAATTCATGACGATTCAAACTGGAATCTTCTCTGAGCTACTTGTAGCACCTAAGAAGAAAGGTAAGAAGTCAGCTTAAAGGATAGCCCCGAAAGGGGCTTTTCCCATGTCTAAGATTTAATTTTCCACAAAAGATTTTACTAAAGCTAGTCCTCATTGGGCTGGGCTTTACTAAATACTTTTAGAGTTTAGCTAAGTATTTATAACGTGTTGATTTATCTACGGATTTATCTAGCACTAAATTAGAAGTCGGGTTCAACCCGAGATTGGAGAGTATATGGATAGATTCTATCTAGCAGTCCAGAAACTGGAGCGTGACCTATCGGTTATGCGTCCAGAGTTTGGCATGTCTGGAGTTTCTATCAGGTCGGGTTCAACCCGAGTTCTCTTGTCTATCGGTACGAACTCAGACCTATTAAGGAGTATGTAATGGATGATCTATCATTCGCCATATTAAGCACGCTCGTTATCGTTGGAGGATATGCCTTATGGCTATCTATCTATATGTCTATCAAGGAGAAGTCATGATTTTAGATTGTAAAGAGTATTACAAACAAGTTCTATCAATCCACAATTCATTGCCAGTGGGATGGGAAAACACCCTAACCACTTGTGCCAAGCGTCTAGTCGATGACTTATACACTGAAAAGATAACCTCAGAAGATGTGGAATCTTTCAGTAAGTTTATGGATCTTGAAATGACGGGACGGGACAACCTGACCTACTACTTAGAGTTAGTAAGACGTCATCGTAAAGGCTATGAACGAGGACTAGGACAGACATTAACCGAGTGTGGCATCACCATAAGATGTGACGCTGAATTAATTAGCAGAGGATAAGTTGTGATGAACCAAACAATGAGAATTGCCCTGCAAAAAGCGGGTATAAATTCTCTATCAAGTCGGGTTCAACCCGACTTCTATCCTCTCCCTTATCAAGTGGGTAGTAATGATGTGGCGACCTATGAAGACTATGACCCTGACCATGTGTTAGTGCGTGCAGAGTTGCTCGGATGGGAGACACCTTTTGTGTGTTGGCTACCATCTAACGCTGTGCCTCCAAAGGTAGTGCAGCAAGTGCGGCCTACCATGCGTTACCACTATGAGGATGGTACGAGCCGCATAGGTAAGCGAAAGGCAACCTTTGCCAAGTCTATGGTTCAGTCTATGAAACTCAAGGAGGCTATGAAGAGACCTGTCTGGCCTTCTAAGAATAACAGTAAGCATAGGATGGGTGTCGGTAAGGGTGGATTGTACGCCACCCCATCGGGTAAGCCTGTCGTTAAAGTGCGGCCGCCTATAAATATACATAGGCTAATAAGACTAGGACAGGAGGCCCAAGAACGTATGGATAAACAGAATCAGTCGTAAGGGGTTTGTTATTACTCTACCCTATGGCAGTTACCAATGGCCGTTTTTCGGCATCGGGTAACAAAGAGTGTGTGAGTGGGGTATTTGGAGGGCTGGCATGTGTGTTTGCCTAGTACCTAGAATACTCCTAATGTCCCGCAAAGTCAATGGTGACGCGGGTTTAGTGTAGAAGTCGGGTTCAACCCGACATTGAATAGGAAATATTTATGAAGATTTTAAATCTTACCCAGCACCCTGCATCTGAAGATCAAATCTCAGCAGGGGTATATGACTTGGAAGGTGAAGAGCTAGCCAAGATGAAACAACTACTAACGTTCAAGTCTTTACCCTCTCAACAGGAGATAGAAAAGAGAGCGTGGGGTTTAGCACGCCTCACTAATAAGGTTGAGTACGCCATGGTAGGAGGAGCACCATATCTAATGGCTCCTCTGGCTAGAATACTCAGCCAGAACCACACGAAATCGTTGTTCGCTTACTCAGAGCGAGTGAGTGTTGAAGACGCAGAAACTGGTACTAAGACAAGTGTGTTCAAGCACCTTGGGTTCGTATCTTCATGTTAACAACTCGGGTTCAACCCGACATTAACTAATAGGATAATTACATGACTGATACTAAAAATAAACGACCAAGAAACAATAATAAAGATTACTCCTTCGATGCAACAGAGTATGACAAAAAGTTAACGACTGATACTAGAATGCTAAGAAAGATATATGGCATTAGTCTGTGGGACTTAGCCATATCTATGCGAAATCCTTATGGCACAGGTCATCCTCAAAAAATGGAAACGGGAGGTTGCTCTGTATCTCACACCTACATTACAGCTTTAGCTAGCTTAATTGGATGCTCTCCCTTGGATATAGATAAGCAGCTTCTAACTAATGGCAGATTTAAACCACAGTTAGAGCTTGAGTATTTAGGTCATAGCGTAGACATAAGTAATGTTATGAAAATAATAAAGAGTAAGCCTTACAAGGAAATGAAAAAGCATAGTAAGGAACTCCAAGAGCCTTGCAGATACTCGGACAAAAATTACTATAAAAAATATTACCTCGATGTGATTAAGCCTAAGCGTAATAAACTTAGAGAAGAAAAATTAAAATTAGTTAAGGAAAGCGTATGAACTATAAAAACCTACCGAGTGTCATCTTCGATATAGATGGCACGCTCGCAGACATTGAGCACCGAAGAATTTTTGTGAGCGGAAAGAAAAAAGACTTTAACGCATTCAATTCAGCTATGGCTAATGACGTTATTAACGTCCCCATAGTTGAGCTTCACACGATGTGCCATCGTGCAGGGTATCAGATCATTTATTGCACTGGTCGCATGGAAAGAGACCGTGACGTAACCCTTGAGTTTTTAAAAATGGTACATGAAGAGGGTGAAATTATCGAAAGAGAAACTCTATGTCCTTTTTCTCCTGACCTTATGATGCGTCCCGATGAACGTAGATCTGACCCCGATTGGGTAGTCAAACAGGACATGCTAAATAAAATACTGGAGATAGTGGATAAAGAAAACATTATTTTCACAGTTGATGATCGGCAGAAGGTTGTTGATATGTGGAGAGCTAATGGACTCACCTGTCTACAGGTGGCCGAAGGTAACTTTTGAGAGGGAAGGATAACAAGTCGGGTTGAACCCGACATTAAGCGAGGTATTAATATGGCAGTTAAAGTGTTTTTTGAAAGCAAACAACACAGTGAGTTAGTCGCTGTGTTTGATAGTGAGGCTCAATACAATGTCTGTGTGGAACCTCTGGAAAAGTTAGCCAAGTCTTGGCGTATGGAGCTTAGCGAAAGTGTCCACGAAGACATGGAAATTAAGCCCGATAAGTTTAGGGAGGCGGTAATTAAGGCAGCTCAACATAACGATGATTGGAACTTGAGCATGGCTGCACCTGCTAATTCCCTAGAAGAGTTCAGAGGTATGGACTCAGCCAGTATCTTCCGAAAGTTATGGGAGAGTAGTCAGTTAAATAAAATTTA